GGGGGGCCGTAGAACGCTTTGCAGAAGCCACCACTGTACCGGGTTTCTTCTTCTCACTTACCCCAAATTCTTCTGGGAATCTACGCCGCATCTCTTTGTCGATACGCGAGTAGTATTCGTCAGAAGTGGGGTCTACGCCCTCACCCACCAAGTCCTCATGCACCCCAAATGCCATACTTGTCATGACGCGGTTCTCGCCGAACCAAGCATTGCGTTTCTGCCACGCTGCTGCTTTAGGATCGACTCTAGGAGCCGCATCTTGAACGGGAGTGACTGACCATTCGTCCGTATTTGAACTATCTACATTAGTTTGTTCAGCATGTCCAGCATCTTCTTGATAAGCTGGACGATAATTTTCAACTTTTTGCAAATTTAATTTTGCATTAAGAAGTTTTTCTTGAGCTTCTAACACACGGTCAGAGTCGCCAGAATCATACGCATCTTTATATTCGCGCTTGGCGGCTTCAAGATCTTTTTCAAACGCGGCTTTAGCGGTGCCTACATACGCTTGTTCGCCCGTATGTAAACTCTTCTTAAGCGTCTTGTTCTCTTCAGCAAAACGTCGAAGTAGTCCTATAGCTTCTTCGCGTTCTCGCAACGCCGATTCTTTAGCACGGCGTTCGTCGTGCCAAACTTTTTTCAGTTGCTTGGCTTTCTCCTTAGAGAAATTCTCAAGCTCGTCGTCAGCATCAAGTTCTTTAACGATGTCTTCCGGCATCGGTTCCCGGCCTCGGTCTTCCTCCGGGGTATCGTCTTCGACTTCGATCTCAAAATCGTCTTCCAACTCGGCCACATTCTTGTCAGTTGCCATGATTTACTCCTTAAGAACGACTAATGCCACGCGGGTCATCTACAACACCTTCGACGCTATCGTCGTTAATGATGCGGAACTGACGCCCGTGGATATTGAGACGCGACCCAGCATTGGGCCGTACAAGCACGAAATCTCCTACATCGCAGTACGGGCCTGTCGGGAAGCGTGAAGTATCGGAATAGCAATCCGGCCCCATCGCAACTACAAACAGCACCGTAGTCATCAACTCTTCGTCTTTGACCGTCTTCTCCGCTTTGAGGAGGCCGCTATCGAACTTTGCTTCGATCTCAGGAATCGCACACAGGATTTTGTAACCTGTGGGGGTAGGCAATTGTGTTGCCTGTTGCTCGTCACTCATTAATCATTCTCCAAGCTGTGATTAAGGTCTTCAACATAGCGTTTTACCGCCAACATCCCGTGCAAAATTCCGCAGATATATCTGTAATCTGCGTAATCTTTAGCTACTCCACTGCCTAAGTCTTCTTGAACATCGGCAAGGCGTTCGTTGATTTTTTCCAAAATCAAGTCAATTACGGTCATTCTTCACTCTCTTTCTTAGGTTTTTGAGTCTGCTGCCCCTGATGAGCGCGGTTTTCTGCGCCTGTCCGGGTCTGATGAAACTGATCTTGAAGTTTCTGCGTCATTTGATGTTGTCGGTCTCGTTGAGCTTTTTCAGTTTCGTGCTGACGGCTCTCAATTTCCGACGTACGTCGCATACTTAATTCGTTATTTTTTAAATTAGCTTGAGTATCAACTTTACCCGCTTCAAGCGCCAATTTAGCCTGTTGGATCTGAATATCTGCTTGCTGCGCCTGCGCTTTAAGCTGTAATTCTGCTTGTTGATTTTGTGCCTTAAGCTGAATTTCTTGCTGCCGCAGTTTCAATTCTTCGCGCTGGATAATATTCAACGGGTCTTGCGCTTCCTGCTGTTGCTGTTGTTGTGCAGCTTCAGCTTGGTTTTTCTGCGTCAATTGCTTCTGAGCTTCCGCTACTACCTTAGATAGTTGCACTTCAACATCAGGCGGCAACTGTTCATCTGACGGCGGCAACGGCACCCCCAACTGCTCTTCAATATGTTTCCTGTACGCAAACCCAATATGCTCGGCAACGTGATCCATAAGCGCAGACCCAATCGCTTTAGCTTTTGGATTCTTCTCCAATAGCCCCTGTACTTTGGGATCATTCGCCATGCCCATATGCACCGTAATGTGTGCTTCATGGTCTTGCTGCAAAAATGCTTTGACCGGCTTACCCGCAAGTAACCGCATGTTTTCCGTAACAGGATCGGTAAGTTTCTGGTCTTCTTCGGTCGGGATAATTTTCCCAATGTTCTTTACGCCAAGCACTTCAAGCATCTGTTTGTGTAGCTCAGGCTCGTCGTAAATTTGCGGCGCAGATTGCGCTAACTGCATGACCGCCTGCCACTGCGTCACTTTCTGCGCCATCGTCGAGGCATTCGGGTCGGACACGGGGATAACGTCTACCATGTCGTAGTCGGCTTTCTTAGCCTTGCGGGTGCCTTCTTCCGGCTCGTAGTCGTACTCGTCAGGAGTGAAATCCCGGATGATCGCGGCCAATAGGCGAAGTTCGCGTTTCATCGCGTAATGCACGCGGGAGTGAACGCTCGACATTACTTTCAACGTGCGCTCAAGAATCGCCAGCGTGGTGCCCACCGGAGACTGCGAGGACATATCACTGATTTTAATATCAGATGTACTGGCAAACTTCCGCCCTTCTTCCACGATGTTTTGCTTCAGGGTGAAGAGGACTTGCGACGGCTCCTTGTACGGGAGCGTCATGATGTTGTCCTTGATGGTGCCAGATGCAACGTCTACGTCGCGGAACTCTCCGGGGGAGATGGGGGTGTCGTCTCCCTTGATTCGCATTCCTCGGGTCTTAAAGCCGCCGGGGAGGTTAGACAGCGTACCCGCGTCTACGAGTTGACGAATAAGAGAAGTACCTGATTTAGCAAAACTACCCAACAGATGCACAAGACCGAACGCATAAAACCCGAAGCCGGGGATATATGGGTAGTGTACAAAGTGCTCACGCTTAAGTTTCTTCTCATCGTCGGGTGCCCAGTTGCGGTAAATAGCTAGGACAGTTTGTGTTGACTTCTCAATAGTCACGACATAAGGCAGTGCAATACCACCCATCTCCATCTCTTCGTTGTCGGCCTCGGGGTCGGTCTCGTCGTACTCCGACAGGTCAAGGTCAACGTGTATCTCAAGAATCTTGAAGCGGTCGTCAGAGGTGGCACTGAAGCCCATGTTCTCTGCGATTTTTTTCTCAACTTCGTCGAGATTACCCTTGGTCGGCTCACCGAGGTCAACGTCCCGGTAGAACCCACTGGCTTGCAACTTAATCACTTCATTCTTGGACTTCCGCATCACATGCGTAACGCGCTCGGCAGTGTCCAAGTTAGATGCACCGTAGGGCACAATTAAATCTTCCGCCGGGACATAGAGGGAGATTTGGCGTTCGATTGCTGGGTCGTAGTACACCTTCTTGAACGCATTACCACTCAAGCCCAGACCCCACAACATCCGCTCATGCTCGGGGCGGTACTCGGTCATCACCTCCGTCAACTGGAAGTTCATATCCGCCGCGACGTTGACCGACGCCTGTTTCTTCTCCGGCGTCTCTTTACCAATGATGGTCGTCTTCACCGGCCCGCTCGGCGGAAACGTCTCCATGATGGTCTCGGCTTGGAACTTAACCAGCGCCTCGGATAGCAGGGGGTGGAACACCCCGCACGCGCCATTCCACGGTTCAGTCCGCTGCTCAATCTTCAGCCCCAGCAACTCCAGCCCGTCGATGTAGGTCTGCAACCAGTCCTTGCGCGACGCGGTGTCGCCGTCAAAAGAGTCCAACAGGTCATCCGCAATGGACGAGAGCGTCTTATCGTCAAAATCTTCGGCTAAGTTCCGATAAAAGTCCTCAACTTCGGGGTCTTTCTCGTCAATGACAGGTTCCCCAAGAAGCTCGGCAAGGGCAAACTCGGCACCAGACTCAAGTGTGTTATCCTCCCCCGGCAGGGTGGAACCGTCGTCTACGATTTCAATCTGAATCTCTTCGTCGCCCATTTACGGCTCCTTAGTAATACGGTTTTCTGTTCGGGTTGCGATAACGCAACGAAATATCTTCGTCTGGCTCATCCAGCGTTGCACGGATATACCCGCCTTGACGGAACCGCGCCAATGCCATCGACACCGAGTCAACGTAGTCGTCATGGTCGCCCGCAGGGAATGACGCCACTTCTTCAATCACTTCCTCTGCCCAGCGGGTCTCAGGCACCCACACTTTACCTGACGCGAATATATCAGATACTGCGTTAAGTCTGGATATTTTGTCGTTGCCCTTGGAAGGCGTGAACTCCTGCACAGGTATACCCATAGCACGTAGTTCATAAATTAGCGGCGCACCTGATGCTTTCTTTTCGATAATAACGCCGTCTGGTTCCCAAGACCGATACTGTTCTATTGCTACACGCTTTAGCTCAGGAAACTCCATTCGGTCTCGAAATGCGTTAAGCAGGATAATATGCGCCTGCGGCTTGCCCCGGTCGGCTTTACTCACTTCCCAGTCGGAGCCGTCGTCGTCCCGGTAGAAAACACCCCACGTAGTACATGCGGAATAGTCGGCACGATTGTTCTTTTCAAACGCCGTATCCCACGACATCAGCACAAATTCACACTGCGGTGGGTCTTCATGCTCCCAGATTTTCCACCAGTCGCGTTTGATAATCGCACTGGCTTCAGATGTAGGGTCTTGCATGTACTGCGCCATCCACTTGGAGTGGGGCAATTCTTGTCGCAATACCGCAAGTTCTTCCAGCGGCCAAAACTCAGGCCATAGCGGGTTGCCACTGGGCATAATGGCGGGGAAATCGATGACCTCCCACTCTTCCCCATCCCGCAGTGCAGCAGCTTTCAACACCTGAGCGGTCAGATCCCGCTTAGACCAGCGGGTCATCACGACAACAATCGCACCACCCGGCTGCAAACGCTGCCTTGGGCCTGAGGTGTACCACTCATACGTCTTGTCGTAGACCTCGGGGTTGGTTTCAGCAATGGTGGCTTCTTGTTCGCTGTGTGGGTCATCGATAATCAGCAGATCAGCACCCTTCCCAGTGACTGCACCTCCAACACCGATAGCGAAATAGTCACCGCCTTTGCTGGTATTCCATCTTCCCGCCGCTTTTGAGTCTACTTGCAGCACCGTATCAGGAAAAACAGACCGATAATTCTCTTCATCCACCAAATTTCGGACTTTTCGACCAAAATTTACCGCCAATTCAGCAGTGTGGGACGTTTGGATGACCTTTTTCTCGGGAAATTTGCCCAAAAACCATGCCGGAAGGAGGTAAGACGCAAATTCTGACTTCGTATGCCGAGGTGGCATGTTAATAATGAGACGTTTGCACTCTCCACGGGCTACGCGCTCAAAGGCACGGGCCATAATCTTGTGGTGCCGACCGGAAATGAACCCCGGCCACATGCGTTTTACAAACGGGATGAACTCTTCTTGTGCAGCTTCACGATTTCTCAGCTCTTCAAGACGCTCAAGATCATGCAACAAATCGCGTTGTTCCGCTTCTGGGAGCGTAGGCAACACTTTTAGCAACGCAGATAGCTCTGCGTCCGAAAGATTAATATCTATTAACTCTTTTTTATTCATCGTCAGTATCAGAGTTATCTATTACTTCTTCGTCTTCTTCGTCGGATTCTTCTTCTAACTCTTCTTCGTATATTGCATCTTCAATTTCTACGTTTTCTCTTCCTAAGATACGATTAATTTTATCTTTAATAATCTGCTCTAACGAATCAGAAGAAGTATGTTTAATTTGTATTTCGCTCTTCTCAACAAACAAACCAACATCCGACACTTTACCTAAGAGTTCTAACGCACGTAATTCATCGCGGGGGTTACCGCTATTTGAAAGTTCAATTAATTTATTGGTAACGTACGTACGTATCTGTGCAGCGTCTCTAATGATGTTTTTATCATACTCATTAAGAATGGCTGCAATCTTAATAGCTGTTGGGCTATTAAATATATTAGAAGGTAGAGATGGCGCAGATGGCGCAGGAGCAGGCGGGGTAATAGGCACCCCAATAACAGGCTTATTAATGTCTATGGATGAACTCATCCTAACTACGCTCCCTGTGTTTTGTGACAGGTGTCTTTGGAAGATACTTAGCCGCTGGAGAAAGTTTTAGTTTGTCTGCACGCACGACTATATCCAGCGCATTCATATAGTTTGCATCAGTTACGTCTTCCCTAGTATTACGGATTTCTTCGTTGGGATCCATACCCAACTCCAATAACTTCGTAACCGTAGCTGCGGATAGTCGCATCGCCTCATATAAGTCTGTTGGTATGTGTATATCTTTAAATGTAAAACCGACGCTGTAATCAGGCTTGATAAATACTTTAGAGCGACGGTCATCAAGCATCTCTTGAAACGAGCTATTCCATCTCCTATTACGTTTGCGTTTTGAAAATTTCAAAAAATACCCCCCGGTGGGGTGCGATTATAAAAAGGTATGGGGGGGTGTTTGCAATACGTAATTAGCACCAACAATGCTCAATTTAGACTTTTTTTGTAATTTGTAATTTGTAGATTTGTAGATTTGTAGATTTGTAGATTTG